AATGTATTAGCATCAGCAGCGTCTATCTCATCAAACAGAAATACACCACCATTTTCATAGCAGTCTACAAAGTCTGACATAACATAAGTACCGTCAAATAACATACGACCAAGAAGATGAGCTTCTGATAGACCAGCGCTACATGAAATATGTTTAAACTGTAAGCTCATAGCATTTGCTACTTGCTCAGCCATGTAAGTCTTACCTGATCCTGAAGGACCAGCAATAAATACTTGTCTTTCTATTTCAGATAAATATAATACATCTTTAAATGCAGCATGTTGTTTGCCTTTAATGATTACATCTTTACGCTGAGGAATTTGTACTAGAGTAGGCTTTAGTTTAGCCACCTCTTTCACAACTTTAGCATTAATTTGCTTATTGATGAGTTCTTCACGCTGACCTTCAAGCATACCTTGTACAGCGTTACTAATTACAGCTCCTAAGTCTAGACCTAAGTCTATTTTCATCTGGTTTCCTTGCATAGTTTGTTTAGTGGTTTTAGGTTTAACTTCTTCTTCAATAATTTCTGCTTCTTCAAACAAGTCTTTAGGTTTCCTATGTTTATTTATCAATTCTTTAATTAAATCAAGGTCAGAATGATAATCAATAATAAAATCTATTAAACTTTGTTTTGGAGTTCTGTTAACTTGTTCATACATTTCTTCACAAGCGCCTTGCACTTGTTTAGATGTCCTTGCAACTTTTCTTAGAAAGTCTACGTTTTCTTTATTTAATTCTAATTTTATATCCATAATTATTTTAAATTAAAGTGATTAGTAAATGCTTTGGCAAATCCTTCAAATATTTGATTCAATACTTTTCTTTCTTTGAGTTGCCATAAATTAACTGTTCTATTAGTTGACGAATCGAATGAATCACCAGCATATTCTACTAAGTTTTTATCTCTTAGTTCTTTTACTCTGCCAGTGACACGATTAATGTCCCAGTCTAAAGCTTTAGCTATTTGTCTATTGGTACATTTACCAAGATGAAGAATAACTTCATATACTTGTGACTGTCTTTTATTGATAGTACCTTCTTCTAATAATTTGTGGTAGCTGTCTACCGATTTTTGATTTATCATAATATTATTTATTTATTTTAGTTAATTGATCAGATAGATTTCTAGTTGTATCTATATACCCTAGTATATTTGATGTGAGATTTTCTTCATCACTACCATAGCTTCTTAAAGTTTCTACATTTTCTACATACTTTAATGCTTCCATGAGTAATGTTATAGAAGCGTCTGATATTTCTTCTATAATACTGATGTAATGTTGAATTTCAACTTTTCTTAATTCATCTAATGAATTTAACTGTGCTTCTAATATTTTAATAGCTGATTCCATAATTTATTTAGATTTAGATTTACTACCATAGTAGTATTTATTAATACTTGTGAATACGAACCCTGAGATTAGACCTACAAACAATGCACCTTGTGTGCCAGTTGAAGATGTTAGTAATATTATACCTGCTGTATAAAGCAAGTCTACTAATAATCTTATTGTTGGATTTTTCAAAACCCACTCTGCTTTAGTGTCTTTGAGCATCCAAAATACACCGAATGCTGTACCGATTGCTGATAGTAATACCATATTATTCTACTTTTTTATTGGTTGAACGAATGTTTTCTTGTTTCTTTTTGAACTCATCCATTTTATCGTTTAGCTCTTTATTTTGCTTATCCGATAATTTGAATAACTCCATTAGAAGCCATATGCATCCAGCAGCTAGCATGGATACAATGAATAATTTCATTTCACTCATAATAAATTCCCTGGTCTTAGTTATTGTATACTCAAGGGTGGTATTTTTAGGTATACTTTTAGTTTGTTCCTACACTCAATATTCTCTACGTGAATGTAGGATTTTTGATGTTATGTTTAATTAGAACTGATTGTCCCATCTATAAGCATAGTCATCTCTTACTACAGATAAGAACTTTTCATCTTCATGTTGTTCTTCTTCTGTATACTCTCTTTCTACTATTACAAATGGTTTATAATCCATTATAATCTTAGGCTCAAAGTCTTTAGCTTTGAGAAATTTGTACGTCCAAGTACCTGGTACTTTAATGACGTGGTAACCAAAAATTGTTTTCATATTAATTATTTAGATGATTAATAAATTGTTTTGTTGGAAGTTTTGTTTATAACAGGACTTGCATATGTCAAAAAAAACCCCGAACTTTGGTGGGTGAGTGGTCTAGTATTACTTAAAAGTATTAAACTTCTAAATAACATATAGACGGTTATACCACTTACAGTTCAAGGTATTTTACATATAGATTACTGATAATCAGACAGTTAACTGATATTCCTTATAAAATATTAGCTAAATAAATAGATTATATATGTGGTTATATTATATCTATCTTTCTTTCAAATAAATAATATTTATCTACTAGTTTATTTGGGATAATTCTGTCTATTAGCGAGATTTCTGTTGATTTGTTACTTACTACAGTGTAGTTTTTGTTAATTAAATACTGTTTTTTGTAGTTAAAGTGTTCAAATTCTTTGTTACTACGAGCATTAATCTTATTAATCTCATAGTTAATATTAATCTTTTCGTATTTCATTAGATTATTTCAACTGAATAGTTAGTATATCTTTTTCTCATATTCATATACTTAGCTTTAGTAGTTATAGTGAAGTATCTGTTACCCCTCTTAGAAACTTTAGTTAGCATAAGTATTGGGTTGTCATCAGTTCCTAAAGACTTTACATAGTCTATGAATGTTTTGACATTCCTCTTTTGGATGTTATTCCAGAGGTCTTCCATTCTAATAGGTAAGTCTGAATAGAAGTGGACTGGCTTTGATTGCCATTCATTGAAGTTAATGTCAGACAGATGAGCTTCCATGTAGGTTTGGCCTTCATAGTCTTTCTTTAACGTTTTAGATGTATCGAACATCTCTTTGTAGTTTGCTAGAATCTCAGTTCTACTAACTTGACGTCTAGCCTTAATGTAGTTATACATATTATTAATTATTTTAAGTTACTGTTTCATCTTTTTAGAATCATCAGATAAGATACACATCTTATTACAGTGAGTCTTTTTGAATCATACTCAGGATTATTGTTTTACTTTTAGAATTATCAATTTTACTTTTTAAGTAATTCTTCGTAAGCTTGAATTTTACCTTCAAGTATAGTTATTCGATCCATTAAATAATCATCATAGTTTTTATCATAGTGATAATTATTTTCATAGTTGTTTATAAGTTGTTCTTTTTCTAATAAACACTTTTGTAATTTAAATAAGATATGGTCTTTCATTTTACTTTTTAATTTTATTAATAGATTCTTTTATTATTAATATTGCTGAAGTTTCTACTGTTGCAATTGTATATCCTATTTGTCTTCTTATTGACTTATGGGATTTGAATTGAAGAGCATTATTTATTGTTGCTTGAGCATATCCTTTTCTAAAGCTGTTTTCTTTTTCTAAGGTTGCCCATTTTAATAATAGTTCTGCTGATTGTTGCTTAAATGTTTTTTCCATTTTAGTTTTAATTTAATTTGTTAATAGTTTTAGTGAATAGTTGACCAATTTTTCCTATTGGTATTGTTATTAGTGCTTCTATAGCCATTAATATAAATGGAATAGGTGTTAATACTAATAGTAGTAATGCTCCTAAGAATTTAATAAGAGCTTTGATAGTTTTGTGAAATCTTACTGCTATAGAGTAAATCATTTCGTTTAAAATAGTTCTAAACATAATATAAATAGTTTTGTGAAGCATTATGTTGCTTCTGGTTAAATAAGCCCCCCTAGTCAGGTTGGATGTATGTGCAGGGGGGTAAGACACATATAGCCTCCCTCATTCTCAAACACAAAAAATTTTTTTTAACTTTGCAAAATGGGAGAAAATCTACATGGCTTTGAAATGGAGAACGGTAAGGTCCGTCACATTGAAGGCAACTTATATGGTTTAGAGAAATATTACCAAGATTATCTTGAACTTATGTCAGACTCTAAAAGATTTATTAGAGAATTTGAAGAAGCAGGATTTAAAGAATTAAAGTCTAAAGAATATATTATGGATGCGAAAATGTCTGAAAAAGATTTTAGAAGATGTTTTGTGAACAAACCACAAAAATCCGATCCACCTGGTTATAGATATATGATAAGAGTAATAGTAGAGAAGGTATAATATGTATTTATTAAAAATAAACAAAAAGGGTAGCGTTCATAAAGATGCTGATGCTATTATGTTGATTCCTGAATTTAAAAGCTTAATGAAAGCTGAGGGTATGGGGGAGTTAGCTATGAAGTGGGTGGCGTTAATGCATGACTATGAAAGTCCATATAGATACTTGTCTGAGGACGAAAGACTCAAAGCCGTTAATAAAGACTTGTTTGACACCTATGATTGGAAAGGTTCAAAAAAATCCGTGCTGCAAGCAGCAGTAGATAAATATAAAAAACTACAATTTGATCCTTTGGATGAGCAGTTACTTGCCTTTAATAAGAAAATAGATCAGTTTACAAAGTATATGAATAGCATGATTATAAATGATGACAATGCTGAGACTTTACAAAAACTAATGATAGGTATAGAAAAAATATTAAAGACACGTCAGACTTTATTAGACGTTATAGAGCGTAGAGGTGAAAGACAGAAGATAGTTGGTGATAAACAGCTTTCGTTTTTAGAAAGTAAAATGAATAGAGACCAAGATGCGTGATGTACAGAAGTATAGACCTGTAGTCAATAATGGACATCCTGATTTAAGTCCTGACTCTATATCATATCAAGAATACTGGGAAAGAGAACGTGATAGATGCATAAATGGCTATAAGCCTAAAGGCATGGATAAAATCTCTGGAAAGTATTACTTCTACTTAAATTACTTTAGAATACTAGGAAACTCTGGCGAAAGAGGTAATCGTAAGACCTTAATAAGTCCGTGGTATAGAGACATGGATAAAGAATACTTTGATATGTTTGAAACATGCAAAGACGAAGAAAAAGGTATGATTATTATAAAAGCCAGGGATAAAGGTTTTTCCTATATGAACTCTGGTATATTAGCCCATGAATATACATTCTTTCCATTTAATGACGTTGGTGTAGCAGCAGGATTGCAGTCATCAGCAACATCCTTCTTTAATAAAGTTAAGAATGGACTGAATAATATTCATATGAACTTCAGACATTCTATACTGCGTGATACAGACGAAATACTGAAAGCTGGATATAAAATGAAAAATAAAGACGGCAAGTGGGAGGTTGGTGGATACCAATCACAGATTATATGTCGTACTATGGATAATCCAGAAGTATTTAAAGGTGAGCGTTTAGGTGTTATGGTGTTTGAAGAAGCTGGGGAGTTTAAGAGACTTAAAAATGCTTATATGTCATCTAAAGCTTGTTTTATGGATGGCGATATACAATATGGTGTTCCAATAGTTGGAGGAACTGGTGGTGATATTACAAAAGCATCTAAAGACTTTATGGAAATGTATTACAACGCAGAAGCATTCAATTTAGTTCCTATGTTTATTCCAGCTTCACGTGCTTACTATGGTTTTTTCGACATTAACACTGGTGATGAAGATGAGAATGGAGCTAGAAAAAAACTTGAAGAAGATAGAAGAAAAGTGGAAGCAGATCAAAAGGCTTATAACTTACACTTACAAAACTATCCTTTAACAGTTGAAGAGGCATTTCTAAATACCAAGTCTAGTAGATTTAATATATCACTTATAAACCAACAAAGAGGTCTTATAATGACTAATACGCAAGCAAGAGGTCAAATACAAAAAGGAAACTTGCATTGGGTGTCAGGCGACAACGGAACACTTTCCGTGGAGTTTGAACCACACAAACATGGAAAATTTAAAATTCTTGCACATCCGCGAACCAACTTCGTTGGTTTAGATATAGGTGGTGTGGATAGTTACGACCAGGACAAAGCAGGTGCTAGTACATCTGAGGGTTGTGCTATGATATATAGAAGATTTCTTAATGTGAATGAACCAGGAGATTATATTATAGCTGAATATACTGATAGACCTGATAGGAAAGAAGAATTTTATGACGGCGTATTAAAGTTAGCTGTATATTATAATGCTAAAATGCTTATAGAGTATACTAAGATAGCAATCATAGATTACTTTAAAAAAGAAGGCATGCAATCACTTTTAAAAGAGAAACCTGCGTCAGCACATAATATAAGAACACTTACAAGAAATACATATGGTGTCCACATGAATAAACAAGTAAAATCATTTATGGAGGATTTGATGGATGAATACATAAAGTCTAATATACAAGATATTTGGTTTTATGATTTGCTTGAAGAATTATCATACTATGGACAAAGAAATACAGACCGTGCAATAGCTTTTGGACTATGCTT